ATGGCTGATTTTTCTGTGTTGATTTATACACTTGAAAATAAAAGCAGCAGTCTGAATGATTATAAAAAGAAGTTAAAGTCATATTCCTCTAAAGTTCAATCTATAAAAAACAGTATACCGCTTAACGGTGATGTCGGAATACAGATAAAAAAAGCTATGAAGGAAAGCAGTGAAAATCTAAGGGTATTATCCGAAACTGCATCAAGCTTTTCTTCTGTATTAAAAGATGTGGGGAATAAGTATTGGTATACGGAATGTGATTACACACCGTGGAACAGAAATGATACAATAAAACTTTTAGGTTTCGTTGCGTGTGTTGTAAATCCGGGACTTGCACCTGTAGCCTATTGGAAAGCCGGTAATTATTTTTTTGAAAATGCGGAACTGGGTGATTATTTAAGTTTAGCCGGTAATTTCGGCAAAGGTGGTTCTATAGTTTCAATAATCGGCAACTTGATTAATGGTAAAAACGATCCTAAATCATATATTAGTGCTGCGGATAAATTTGTAAGTTCCGTAATAGACGATGAACCAATAACGGATTTAAGAACATTATTTGGATATTCTAATGCAGAGTCCACCAAGGGTTTTACAAAAAGTATCAAAAAAAGTATTAAAGATAAAATTAGCGATCATACCTTTATTAAGGCAAAGGGTAATGCTAAAACAGCAGAGGTAGTTAAACACAACTCTAAAGTAAAAGCAAAATGGGCAGGACATGCAGTGTCAACCCTGTTCACCGTTGCTACAAAAGCGTATGATAATTTTGTAAATCCACAAGGCGAAGATAAGTATAATTCCACGGGTCGAAAAGTGGCTGAAACCATAACGGAATCTGCTGTTGATATTGCTGTTGATGCAGGTATAAAAGCCGGTGTTACCGTTGCCGCTACGGCATTGCTTGGAGCTACACCTGTTGGTTGGGCGGCAGTCGGTGTCGGTGTTGCGGCAGTCGGTGTAAAGTGGGTTGCTGACCAAGCGTTTAAACATTTTACCGGAAAAGATATGACAGAATACATATCAGACGGTATAATTGACGGAGCTAAGAATGTTTTCAATAATGTCGGAAATGCTGTACAAACCGGACTTAAAAATATCGGTGGCTGGTGGAATAATCTCACCAAACCGGCGAAAAAGTCCTTTGCATATTAGAAATTTTAAATATAATGATTATTTCACAGGAGGCAAATTATGAATGTTAATGAATTATTACCAATTGGAAGTATTGTGCTTTTAGAGAGTGCAGAGAAAAAACTTATGATTTTCGGTGTCGGTCAGACACAACTCGAAGAGAACAAGGATTTTGATTATATCGGCGTTGTTTATCCTGAGGGGAATATGGGCGAAGGTTCGCAATTTTTGTTTAATCACAGCGATATAGAAGAAATTGTTTTCAGAGGATATGAAGATGAGGAAAGAGATAACTTCCTTGAAATGTTGAATTCATATTTTGAAGAAAATAAAGAGGATTAAGATAGGTGAAAAATATGATATGTAAAAAATGTGGTACGGAGAATTCTGATGACAGCGTGTTTTGTCAGTCTTGCGGTGAAAAATTGAGCGGGGTTGTGAACAACAATACATATGCAGACGCTCAAAATGGGGCGGGAAATTATTACGGCAACACATATGCTCAGCCTATTTATAATCAGGGCGGTTACGGTCAACCGATAGGTGTGAGTTTTCGGAGAGAATAGGAAAAACCGTAAAAAGCCGTTAAAAAAAGTTAAAAATCTGAAAATGTAGAAAACAAGCCGTTTTTTAGGTGTAAAAAGAAATTACACTTTGAAAAAACAGCTTGTTTTTTTATTTAGTGCGAAAACCAAAAAGCCGAGCAAATCACGAAAAATTTGTGAATCTGCTCGGCTTTAATTTTTTAAAAATAACCTTTTAAAAGCGTTTAAAAGGGCTTTAAATCGGCTTTTTATTCAATTTTTAGGGTACATCACAGACTTTCAAGGCAACAAATCAAAGGCAACAAATCAAGTGCTCAAAGGCAACCTTGTTGCTATTCCGATAAAATCTATATTTTTTAACATTTCGGGTTTTCTAATGTGGAAAACTATTTTTAATCTGAATTTGAATTATTATGCACGATAATGAAAATTATTACAAATCCACCTTACCCAGCACCTTACCTACGCACCGAATCTCATCAAATTCGTGTAATTGTATAGGTTTATATGCAGAATTAAGCGAAATAAGTTCATTTCTGCCCATCTTTTTTATGTAAGATTCGCCATTAAGAACGAAAACTCCTATTTCCTCTTCATATATGCTTTCAGAATTTTGAACAAGAACACGGTCGCCATCTAAGAATTTTGGTTGCATACTGTCCCCTCGTACTTCGAGCAAAAAATCGGCAGAAAGTGTTTCCTCAGTCTTTGGAACATTGGTATATTCAATAGGCATATCATCTGAAAGCCAAGAGCCTGAGCCAGCTGATGCAGGTGTCCTGTAAAACGGCAAAATTATTGTCTTATGTGATTGAGAATTTGAATCATGGTGCTTGTCATTTTTTAAATTTGTGTTTTTATTACCCGTGCGTCCTAATAAAAAGTCACCGGAAACATTAAAATAATCCGCAAGTGTATTTAAACTATCATACTTGGGTAATTGTCTACCACTCTTCCAATGACTCATAAGAGATTCGCTAATCCCAGTATCTTTAGAAATTTGGTAAACTGTCAAACCGCTATCTTGTATAAGTTGCTTAAAAATATCACTAAACATTTGTACACCTCTCCAAACTTTACATTTGTAAAGTAATTTTTCTTGACTACATTACAAATGTAAAGTACAATATAACTGTGTTAATTAAGCAAGTTAATTTTAACACAGTTAATTTTATAAAACAAGGAGGTACACCATGAATTTTGGAGCAAATGTAAAAAAAGTCAGAGAAAAAGTAAACCTGACACAGGTAGAGCTTGCTCATGCGGCGAGCGTAACTCCTGCAATGATAAATCAAATTGAAAAAGGCATAAGAAACCCATCTGTATTAGTCGGTTTTGAAATTGCAAAGGCACTTGAAGTATCACTTGATGAACTTTGTAAGGGGGCTTAATTTAATAATGATAGGCAAAACAATTAACCGATACAAAATAATCGGAAACATAAACAACCGAGTTGTCATAGCACATAACCCTAATGCTATTGAGCCTTGGGTTGTATGGTGGCTTGACAAAGACGGAGATCCGTACAGTGGCAGTTATTTTGCAAGCAGAAATTCCGCTGCAAAAGAGTTTATGGAGAGAGCATTCAATGTGTAATAAAGTGAATCCTCGCTGCAAAGGTTGTGGACACCGCCGACCATTAAACCATAGTAACAACAAAGGCTATTCGATTTGTTATTACATTCTTGACACGGGCGAACCACGAAAATGCACTATTGAAGACTGTATCCACTATACCACTAAAGAATGTCATATAAAAGATGACTTATGGAAAGATTAGATTTATTTGAAAGGAAAAATTTTATGAAAAATTTAACTAAAACCGAAAAACTTGAAAAAATACTCAGAAAATACGGAATGAATTTTGACGATTTAAGACAGCTTAATGAATCTCAGATTAAAGCAGTAGAAACAGACTATCATTCAACTTATGGTAAATCAATATCAATAATGTTTGATTTTTAAGCCGAAACCGCCGCAAGGCGGTCAGCAGGAAATGACCTCCCTGCTCTGATGATGGCAGGTCAAAAGGATGTGATTTTTTGATTTATCTTAATGTTAAGGAAGTTGCAGAGTTAAAAGGATGTTCTGCTCAATATATTAAAAGGATTGTTTTGGATGGTTCGCTTAAAAGTGAAGTATCTTTTAATCAAAACAACCGCAAAAAGTATTTAATACCGTTAAACGAACTATCCCACTCCGAGCAACTTAAATATTATAAATCCCACGCAATCCCCATTCCCGAAGACTTACTGTCTGAACGCAAGTCGGAGCGACCGCATAAGGAATTTGATGAATTTTCGGCGGTACAGCGTGAAGAGATTGCTGAGTGGATAAGGATACTTAACGCTTGGGATGAGTACTGTGCAACATCAAAGTTGCAGAAAGTACCTGCAACCGAAAAATTTGTACAATTACAAAAGGTTGCTAACCCCGACCTTAACATATCAAAGGGAATTTTGTACCGAAAGAAAAAGGCTTTAAAAGCCGATGATCTTGCAGGACTGCTTGACAATCGTGGAAGTTGGAAAAAAGGTACATCGTCAATCCCCGAAGAAGTGTGGCAATGCTTTTTAAGTTTTTACCTTGACGAAGCACAGCACCCTATACAAGCGTGCTACGAGTACACCGAAATGTGGATTAAGCGAGAAGCTCCACAGCTGTTACCTCTCCCTGCTTATGCATCGTTTTACAGGAAAGTACAAACGGCAATACCTAAGCCTGTTGAAATTATGGGACGGCAAGGTATGAAAGCATTTAGAGACAGGTGTGCACCGTATATCAGACGTACCTATGAAGATATGGTAAGTAATGAATGGTGGATTGCCGACAATCATACTTTTGACGTACAGACAAAAGGTGAAAAAGGTAACCTGCACAGGCTTTATCTCACAGCATTTTTTGACGCTCGCAGCGGAATATTCACCGGGTGTTATGTAACAGACGCACCGTCATCACAGGCAACACTCATAGCACTTCGTAAAGGAATTATGAAATACGGCATACCGCAGAACATTTATGTTGATAATGGTCGTGAGTTTCTTACCTTCGACGTAGGTGGTTTAGGTCACAGGCAAAAGAAGAGTACAAAAGATAAATTTGCTCCACCTCCTGTGTTTGAAAGACTCGGTATAAAAATGACGAACGCTATTGTGCGAAATGCAAAAGCAAAAATCATTGAGCGGCGTTTCCGTGACGTTAAGGACAGGCTTTCAAGATTGTTTCCGACTTATACAGGCGGTAATGTTGTAGAGCGACCCGAAAGACTTAAAAAGGTAATCAAGGACACCGACAACATACCCACAGATTATGAGTTTACTCAGGCAGTTGAGGACATTTTAACCTACTATATGAATGAAAAACCATATAGCGGAGCGGTAAGCTCAGACAGCGGTAAAAGCCGAATGCAGGTTTACAGAGAACAACTTAAAGAAAAACGAGTCGCCGCAGAACTTGACCTTAACTTAATGTTAATGAGAAGCACAAGAAGTCAGAAAGTCGGCAGGCGTGGAGTACATCTTACTGTAGCAGGAGAAAAAATCGACTACTACAACGATGACCTTATTCTAAATCATTTCGGCGAATCGGTTTACTGTCGATACGACCCGGAAGATATATCAAAAGTCAGAATTTATGACCTTGATGATAACTACATAATGACTGCACCCACAGACAACGAAGCAGTCCTTGCATATGGAGCATCTAAAGATGCAGTTGCTCAGGCACTGCGTAAGGTTAAAAGCCTTGAAAAGCTCACTAAACAGGAGCTTAAAGCAAGTCAGATTACCGCATTTGGCAAGGAAACAGCACTTAACCTTGTGCTTGCGACAGCAGAAGAAAACAAGGCGAAAGCCGAGGAAATTAACCCGAAAGTTATATCAGTACACCGTGCCGATGAAACGGCAGAGCAGTTGCCCATGGCAGTTGGTCAGTCGAATATCGTAACGATAGATAAAGCAAAAATGATACGCAATCTTGAACAGCGACAAAAGGAGGAATAATAAATGTCGGTAATGTCAGCCAATCCTGAATTACAGAAGAAATTAAGGAACTTTATCGAAGAGTGCGGCTCACAAATCAAAGCCGCAAGGGCTCTCAGTAAATCAACGGCAACCTTGTCAACCTATCTTAATGACCGCTATAACGGCAATTTAAGTGATTTTGAAAAGTTTTTGACGGAAACATTTGAAACAAAAGCCGCAGCGGAAAATCTGAAATCAGCTCAGGTGCTTAACAGCTACAAGCCTACAAGCATAAGCTCGGAAGTTTATGAAACAATCCGCTTGTGTCACCTTAAGGGCGGTCTTGCAATTGAGTGCGGCGATGCAGGTATCGGTAAAACAATGGCGTGCAAAAAGTATGCCGAAGATTATCCTGCAACAGCAATTTATGTGTCCGTAAACCCCTGTTTAGTAACTTTAAGTGCGTTTTTGAAACTGCTCTGCAGAACGCAAAAAATCACCGCAACAGGTCGCAAAGACGAAATGTGGTTAAGACTTGCAGATAGCTTTGAAGGCGAACGCAAGGTACTCATCATTGATGAGGCACAGCACCTGCCGATTAAGACCATTGAGGCTATCAGAGCATTTTTTGACAGCAACCCGTTACTCGGCATCTGCCTTGTAGGCAACATCGAAACTGTCACAAACACGGGTAAAAGCAAAGAAGCCTTTGCTCAGATTCGCAATCGCACAAAACTTACCGAGGTAAGACACACATCAGCTATCAAAAACAGCGATATTGAGTTATTGTTTCCAGCTATAAAAGATGATGAAAGGGCGGTTAAACTATTACTTGGTGTCGCAAGGACGGAACAGGGTATCAGAGGAGCAAGCAATGTATTTGGTAACGCTGTGGATAACGGAAATATCACCTATGAGGGCTTAATAGCAATGGCAAAAGCTATGCGTATCAAGGTGTTTTAAATAATATTCGGAGGGATTTTAAATGTCGTTAAGAAAAATTGTGTTACTGCTCGCCGCAGGGTTCAGCACGGGAGTAGTAATGACCGCCGCATTCGGTCAAATGGGTACAAGGAGCTTTACAGCAGGCGGAGAAATTTGCTTTGTGCCTATGGTGCTCCTGCTTGTATGGGTCGGTTGGATGATCCGTGGCGAAAGCCGAAAAATTAAAAAGAGTAAAAGGAGGGGCAATAACAATAATGACAAAAGAAGAATGGAAAAAGGTTGACATAGCACTTACATCTGTATTTGCTCCGCCGGTTAATCTTAAAATTGACGGATACAAAGTATCTCTGAACCTCACTCAAAAATCACAATTTCAAAATGCTATCCTTGTTTATGTAAACGATGAATTTCGTGGTAAATGGCTTGCAGAGGATTGTGAAATCCGCAGAAGATTTTATTGCTGTAAAAAGCGGTCAGTTGTCACCGAAAAGGATTACAAACTTTACGGAGTTCGTAGCAAGAAAGCTAAGCAGGAACTTAAAGACAAGTTTAGTTACAATGAGTATTTTTCATACTGGACAAACTTTGAGAAAATGAAAAAACATTTTATTGCTAACAATGAAAGCATTGAATTTTATTAAATTTCGGAGGGATAACAATGGATAACTACAATATTCGTTTTGGAGAGGAAATCGGTGAGCAGGCAGGCTTAACAATGGTTGATTTGTTAGCGAAAAAAGCTAAAGCAGCTATTAAGCAAAAAAATGTTGTGATAATGTCAGTAGAATCTTCAGACGAGACGATTGAAACCATTACAACAGGCAGTGCGATTGACAGACTTGGAAGGTTAGGTACATTAACGATTGAAACTATACAAAATATTGAGAAAGATACTGACAAACAATATGCTAAGGCAATGTTATACGGCTTTGTCAGAGCAATACAAGCTGCTTTTGAGCGGATATAATCCGCTCGCCTTAATGCAACTCCCTGTTGGGAACGGTCACAAGTCCGTGTAAATGCAGAGTGAGGACAACAATACATATTGAACAGGAGGTCAATTTATATGAAAACATCAAAGAAAATCTGTAAAAACGGCTCTATTACTCTGCCAAAGCAGATAAGAGGCGAAGCAGGATTGTTTCCGGGCAATGCTGTTGACATTGAAACAAGTACAGACGGCACTGTCACAATTAAACCGTCCGCTCCCTGTTGTCGCTTTTGCGGTACAGTTGAAAATGTAATCATTGCAGATAATGTTATCATCTGCCGCAAATGTGCCGAAAAATTACTTGCAAAGGTGGATAAAACAGATGACTGATTTAAAAAAGCAGATTGATGAGCTTGCAGGCATTAAAGCAGATATGAGCAAGCTCAAGGCACGCAAAGATAAACTCGAAGCAGAGATTATTATGCAGTGCTCGGAAGACCTTGAAAACACCAAATATAAGAGTGTCCATTATGCAGGCACAGAATCAGAGCTTACAGCGGTAACTTCGGAATCTCTCAAAATTACATACAACTCATTTTTGCTCTCAATTTTTGGCAAAGCGTACAAAGATGCAGTCACGGAAAAGACAGAATACTCCCTCTCTGCTCCGGCAAAAAGAATGCTCATCGGTTTGTGGAAAGGCAATTTTGTAAGATGCACCGTCAAAGAAGTTATTGAACAGATGAACGGTGTATCTGATGACGAACGCAAACAGCTTGTTAAGAAATGCAAAGGTATCAATTATGATAAAGATGTAAACAACATTTTGAAGTTTACAAACATCTCGGAAGATGATGCCAGAGAGTATGCTTACCTTATTTCGGAGGCGGCAGTATGGCAGGATTTTAAAAATCTGCTCACCGTTAACGGAATGGATGAAAGCCATATTGACGATATCCTTATGAAAATACAAAGCAGTTTTGTTGTTGAGGACAGCACAAAGATATCTTTAAGCTCTTTGGTTTGATGAGGTGTTTTGTATGTTAAAACCTCAGCAAACGCAAAGAATATACGCAATGGCGGCACGGCTCGGGGTATTAGAATCAGGCAACAAAAACGATATGCTGCACACGATTGTTTATCGTCTTACTCAAAAGGAAAGCATACGCAGTCTTGATGAGAATGAGTATAAAACGGTTGTATCTGAGCTTGCCGAGAGGCTTAAATTGCAGAATCTTACAGAGCCGCCGAAACCGTACAAAAAGAAAAAGTACGAAGACAGCGGCAGAGGAAAAATGTCAGACGGTCAACGCAGGAAGGTTTGGCAGTTGATGTATCAGCTCGAAAAATATGATACAGAGCCTACCACAGCAAAGCTCGGTGACAGGCTCTGTGGTATCATCAAAAAGGAGTTGAAAATTGACTGTACATCAAAACAGCCTTTTAGGTGGCTGACATATAATCAGGGTGTAACCTTGATTGAAAAACTTAAAAAGTACATTGACAGTGCTGCTCAAAGGAGGAAGGCTGGTGAAAATAAATCTTGATGATTTGGTAGGCACTCAAAGGGATATAGCGGAGATAATAGGAATTGAAAGCTATATTAAACTCTGTCAAACATTTGGCGGAGATACAATATATATCCAAAAATACAGCGAGTTACAAAAACTTGAACGCAACGCTGAAATCAAGGCAAAGTACAATGGATACAACAGCAGTCAGCTTGCAAGAGAGTATGATTTATCAGAAAGATATGTGAGAATCATATGCTCAAACGGTAACATTGATGGTCAGTTAAGTATTTTTGATGATATATAACAATGAAGAAAAAATAGGATATTCTTCCTCTACGGGAGTACGGATTTATAAGGTATTATTAAGTTACAGACTTAATGATACCTTATTTTTTTGGAGTAATATATTATGAATTTTGCAACAGACACTTGGTGGCTCTTCGGTCTTATTATTTCGGGAGCTATTGCGATAATTAGTTTTTTCTTAAAGCGAACAATTAACGAAGCAGACAGACACGATAAAGAAATCAAAGAGATTCAGCTATCGTATGTTACGAAGGATGAGCTGAAAGATGTGAAAACCGATGTCAACAAATCTATCGGAAAATTGCAGACGGATGTTGAGCAAATCAAGGACACCTGCCTTACAAAAAAGGATTATTATAACTCTATAAACGAGGTTAAGGACGAAATAAAGACACAAAACAAGCTCATTTTGGAGCTTTTAAGAGGAGGTAAAAACAATGACTAATGATGCAGAGGCATATATACAGAAAATCAAGGCAAGAAACTTTGTTCAGAACAACGGACAGATTTTGAGAACTATTAACATACTTCATGTGAACTATGAAAAACTGTCCGATGTTAAGTACGCAATCGGGAATGTATCAGAACATGACTTTTTGTCATCGGTTAATTACCTCTTTTTGTCGGAGTATATTTTACTTCGCAATATCAAAACAAAAGAGCCTGCTGACATTGCAGATGTGCCGTATGAAGAACTTGAGGCAAAACTCTCATCAAAGGGCATTAAGCTCCTCGAAGGTTCTGTTACCGATAACTCGGTTGAGGTTTAGTTATGGGCAGAAACAACCGCAGAGCTTGCGGAAAAATCGACAAATTGCCTCCTGACCTCAAGGACACTGTAGATCAGATGCTTGTCAGCGGACAGACATACCGTGAAATTGTGTCATATCTTGCGGAAAACGGCGAACAGTTGTCGCAGGCGGCAGTCAGCCGTTACGCATCACGCTTTTTGGCGAACGCACAGCAGTTACGAATTGCACAGGAAAATTTCAGAATGATACTCACCGAAACCGAGCGTTATCCTGAAATTGACCCTGCAGAGGCTATTTTGAGAATGGCATCACAAAAGGTTTTTGATGCCATATCAAAACTTGACGAAGGACAATTCGATGAAGTGTCTACCGAAGACCTTTTAAGACAGGCTACTGCCCTTGCAAGAGCAGTAACATACAAGCGTAAGACCGACACGGATGTTAAGTCAGACAAGCAGATTGCCCTCGAAGAAAATCAGAGCCTGCTTTATGACACTATCAAAAAGAGTAATCCACGGCTCTACAACGAGCTTATGGACGAAATCAACAAGCTCAAAGCAAAGGAGCAAGGACGATGAACATCAAGTGGTATGTTTTGTATGTAAACACAGGACAAGAACATGCTGTTGCGGAACAGCTCCGACATCGTGGTTATGATGCCATTGTGCCGATTGAAAACAAACTGATACGCTCAAAAGGCAAGTGGATAACCCAACCGCATATACTTTTTGACGGCTATGTATTTGTCCGTATGGACTATGAGTGGTCAAAGTATTATGTATTCAAAGGTATTCCACACATTATCAGATTACTCGGCGGCGGTACAAGTCCTATTCCTCTAACTGACAAAGAGTCTGAATTTATTCTAACTTTAAGCGAACTTTTGAAAACTCCCTCGGTGCTTAAATTTACTGACAATAATTACGAAACTGTCAGCGGATTTTTGGCTGAGAATAAAGATAAAATTGTGAAAGTACAGAAACGATACAAGAAAGCAACGGTCAAAATTACCCTTGCAGGTGAGCCGACTGAGCTTACAGTATCGTTTACCGAACAAATGCCCGAACAGACAGCGGATTGATTCGTCTCTGCTTGATGTGACACGGCTGACATACAGCAAAGCTACCGATAACCTCAAGTTAGCGGATGGCGGAGCTATACCTAAGTTAAAAACAGCGGTTTGTTCGTCCATGGATAATCCCTCCAGTAATTAGTTCATATGGCTGACATTTAAATTAACACCGCAAACCGCTGTTTTTTATATACATTAGAATGCTTTTAAACACCTTTTAACGGGTGTTTATTTTTATGCAAAAAAGAAAGAAGGTGCAAAATGAATAAGCTGTCAAAACTTGAACAACTGCTCAAGGATACAAACACAAAGCAGGAATTTAACATTGTTGAAGATTTAAAATCACTTGCTCTGTCCTATGGAGTTGTAAAATCAAGGGAATTTCGCAAAAAGTTAAATGCTTTAATTGCAAAATATGAAAATGATGAACTGACGGCAATTCGGCAGGCACTGATTAAAAAATGTCAGAACGGCGACACGCAGGCTATTAAGCTGTATGCGGATTACTTCAAGCCCGAAACAGTAGAAACCGTTGATGACGGATTGATTGAGGCACTCGAAGGTGCAGGCAAGGAGGCTTTTAAAGATGAAATTTAAGCCTTTTTCGAGAAAGCAGCTAAAAGTACTTAGCTGGTGGAAAGTTGACGGGATAAAGGATAAATATGATGCGATAATTGCAGACGGATCTGTTCGTTCGGGAAAAACCGTAAGCATGAGTATATCTTTTATCTTTTGGGCAATGGCGATGTTCTCGGACTGTAACTTTGCTATATGCGGCAAAGCCGTAGGCTCTTGCAGGCGAAATGTTATTAAGCCTCTTATCAATATGCTCAAACACCGCTATGACATCAAGGATAAACGGTCGGAAAACTTGCTGATAATCAGCAAAGACGGCAAATCTAATACATTTTACATTTTTGGCGGTAAAGATGAAAGCTCACAGGACTTGATTCAGGGTGTTACGCTTGCCGGAGTGCTTTTTGACGAGGTTGCGTTGATGCCGAGGTCATTTGTTGAGCAGGCTCTTGCCCGTTGCTCTATCGAGGGTGCAAGGTTTTGGTTCAATTGCAACCCCGATAACCCTAACCATTGGTTTTATCGTGAGTGGGTTTTAAAGGCTCCTGAAAAGCACGCTTTGCGACTTAAATTTTTAATGGACGATAACCTATCATTATCCGACAAGGTAAAACAGCGGTATTACAGCCTCTACCAAGGCACATTTTACCGCCGCTTTATCCTTGGTGAGTGGGTTATTGCCGAGGGTCTTGTTTACCAAGATTACAATGACCATATTAAGGATAAGTTGTGGGACGGCAACCCTGATGAGCTTGTAGGCACATGGTACATATCAATGGACTACGGTACTATTAACCCTTGCTCAATGGGACTTTGGTGCGTTACCGACAAAGAGGCAATCCGTGTGGACGAATACTATTATAACAGCCGAAAAGAGGGCTATCAACGCACCGATGAGGAGCATTATGCGGAGCTTGAGAAGCTCGCAGGTGACCATTACATAGAATATGTAATTATTGATCCGTCTGCAGCCTCGTTTAAAGCCACAATCAAAAGACACGGCAAGTTTTATGTCAAGTCTGCTAAGAACGATGTTATCAACGGTATCAGAACTACAAGTCAGATGTTATCAAACGGCAGAATAAAAATTGGCGTGAAATGCACGGCATCTCAGGAAGAGTTTGGCATGTATCGCTGGGACGAAAAAGCCGAAGTAGATAAAGTGGTAAAAGAAAATGACCACGCAATGGACGATATAAGATATTTTGCGTACACGATTTTACGCAGAATTTTTAAATATAACGATTAGGAGGTGAGCGATTGAAAAGGCGTGCTAAATATGTATTTTTGAGTTGGCTAAGAACACTTGTAAACAAGCTATATCCTGACTATGCTACAAACAGTTACCAATATGACAACATGGAAGAAGCTATGGAGATATGGCGAGGAATCTATGCTGATGAACCCCCATGGAGTAAAAACTGTCACGGTAAAACGCTCAACCTCGGAGCTACGATAGCATCGGAGTTTGCAAGGCTCATTATGGTTGAGTTTGAGAGCAAAATAACAGGCTCTAAACGAGCGGAGTATTTGCAAAAACAGTACGAAAGATTAACGAAACAGCTTAGGGTAAAACTTGAAGAAGGCTGTGCGGTCGGCGGCATAATGTTTAAGCCATATGTCCGTAATGGTGTAATTCTTCCCGACTGTATCACGCAGGATAAGTTTATACCTCTTAGTTACAGTAATGGCATAATTACCTCTGCTGTGTTTTTCAATCAAGAAGTTAAGGGCAAGTATTATTACACGAGAGTTGAAAAACAAACTTACAGTTACGAGAACAAATCGCATACAATCGAAAGTCACTTTTTTGTATCATCAAGTCCTGACAATATCGGCACGGAAATGATTCTCGGAAAAATTAACAATGGAACATGGTCAAAGATTGATCCATACATTGTTATCAATGATGTTGACCGTCCTTTGTTTGCTTTTTGGGCTGTCCCGTTTGCTAACCATATCGAAAGTGACAGTCCTCTCGGTGTGTCTGTTTACAGCCGAGCAATTAAGTTGCTCAATGAGGCAGATTTACAATGGGACAGGTATTTATGGGAGTTCAAGGGCGGCGAACTTGCAGTTGATGTCGGAGAAGAAGTTCTACGACAGCGACCGGGTGAAAAGTCGCTCGAAACAGCGTCAACCCGTGACAGGCTTTTTCGCAGAATTAACATTGATTCTGATTCAAACAGTGAAAAGTCCTTCTATGAAGTTTTTAACCCTGACCTGCGTGACGAAAACTATTCGAGAGGTTTGAACGAAATCAAAAGACAGATTGAGTTCAACTGCTCCCTTGCCTACGGCACATTATCGAACCCACAAAATGTGGACAAAACAGCCGAAGAAGTTAAAGCATCAAAACAGCGTAGCTATACGGCTGTATCTGATATGCAACACTCACTTGAGGCGGTGCTCGAAGACTACATATATGCGTGTGATGCTATGGCTGATGCTTGTAATCTTGCCCCTGCCGGTGATTACGAAATCAGTTTTAACTGGGGTGACGGTGTGCTTGAAGATAAGGACAAAGAACAGGCAATACAGCTTAACGAGGTCAACAGCGGAATCCGCAAAAAGACCGATTATCTCAAGTGGCGTTACGGAGTAGATGATAAACAGGCGGCAGAAATGTTGCCTGAAAGCGGTGTGCAAAGTTTTTTCGATGAAGGCGGTGGCTCTTAATGCTCACGCCGGAACAGCTTGCTCATTGTGCCGATGATATCATCAACCTATATTCACAGCTTGAAGAGGAGATTGTCCGTGACATTGCTCGCAGAATTGCAAAAACAGGAACAATGACCGACACAGGTATATGGCAAGCACAGCATATGCAGGAGCTTGGTACTCTGCACTCTGATGTGCTGTCAAGCGTTGCAAAATACAGCGATAAGACCGAATCAGAGTTAAAAAAGCTCTTTGAAGATGCAGGTGTGATGGCTACGGTGTTTGATAACGAGATTTATCGACAAAATGGCTTAAATCCAAAGTCACTCAAGGTGTCTGATGTACAAATGCAATTACTTGATGCAGGCTTTAAGAAAACGCAGGGCAATCTTAGCAATCTTACTCTGACCACAGCTGTGTCATCACAAACGAGCTTTATCAACGCTTGCAGTCTTGCTGAGTTAAAAGCATCAAGCGGTGCGTTTACTCCGCAACAGGCAATTGCCGATGCAATTAAACAGGTAGCTCAAGACGGAGCGTATGTAATCTATCCCTCCGGTCATCGTGACCGACTTGATGTTGCTGTACGGCGTAATGTTATGACCGGCATAGGTCAAACCACAGGTCAGATATGCCTATCAAATGCCCAAGAGCTTGGCTGTGACCTTATGGAAATTACCGCCCACGCAGGAGCTCGACCGAGCCACTCGGCTTGGCAGGGACAGATTGTAAGCCTGAGTGGTCAAAGAGGTTACTTGTCCTTATCTGATATTGGTTACGGCACAGGTGACGGATTCAAAGGCTGGAACTGCCGGCACGATTGGTATCCGTATTTTGAGGGTTCGTCCCGAATGTATTCGGATAAAGGCCTTGAAGAACTGAACGCTAAAAATATTGAATACCCTGACGGCTCAATGCACACGCTTTACGAAGCAGAACAACAACAAAGAGCAATGGAGCGAAAAATCCGTGAAACGAAACGCATACTTGCCGCACAAGATGAGTGTATAACAAATACCGACAGTGAGTCCTTACAAAAGGCTATACAAGAAGACTTTGAACGGTATGCGATTAAACTAAAACGGCAAGAAGCAGAGATGAATAATTTTTGTAATAGGACGGGATTACTTCCTGACGGTTCACGCTCGCAAGTTTACGGATTTGGTAAAAGTACCTCTCAAAAATCTACCGGTGTTGCTAAAAAGTATTACAGAACTTGGAGCAAAGAACATAATATCAATAACATAGAAACACTTGCAGAATATTACAATGTGAAGTATAATGATGTTGAAAGGTATGAACTTTTAAAACATTATGTTAAATCTATTGATAGTGGTATGATGTCTCCTTTATCTGGGTTTGACAAATACGAAGAATATCGTGACAGAATAGAAAATGAATTAGTTGGATTAACAGCTGTATCAGGTATTCAAATTAAATCCCAAAGTTATCATTTTCTTGAGCGTGTTTTTGGTACTTGGCACGACCCGAAACATAATGATGATATAAGGAATGGTATATCTTTAGAAGACATAAAAGATGCTATACTCAATGGTAAAATAAAAATTACACATGGCGGCGATAGTATTCTACATTCAACAGAAATATGTGGCGTTACCATTAACCCACATACTGGTAATTTAATTCAAGTAAATCCAAAGTAGGTGATTACATGATTTTTATGCTGTCTAAAAAGGATTTTAATTTTTTAAAGGATAAAATTCCTTATGCTTATAAGTTAGTAACTACAAAAGAAGAAAAAAATAACAATATTTACTTTGATGTAAAAGAAGTTAGCGATTTTCAAGATGAAATCAATATGGAGATAGTTGATAGTGGTATGGATGATGAGGATACCGTTAACAAATTAGGTAAACGAATGTATCAGATTTATGACAATCTTCTTTATCAAAAGCGCAATAACTCTTAGAGTGCTTATTTGCCTTGTGTCAGCTTTTGTTGCTAAAAGGTAAAGTTACATAGTTGATTGAATAAAAACAAAATTAAACGAATTTAAAAGGGTATTAAAGGGGTGTTTGAAACATCCCTTTTACTTTTACCCTTAAAATTACAGATTATGGTTATAAGCTCCCGAATTTCGGGGGCTTTTAATATTGCTCAAATATCTGAGCATACACACAATTGCTAATAAATTGAAAGGAGCAAACAAATGGACTTAATGGAAATTTTAAAAGCCCTGTTTGGCGGTGAAGCGTTAACATTTGAACAGTTTGCCGAAAAGGTAAACAATGCGGCAGATGTTAAGCTCGGCAACCTTGCAGGCGGTCAGTATGTCGAAAAGGACAAGTACGATGATGTATCAAATCAGCTTGCAAGTGCAAACGCAAATCTTGAGGGGTATGACCCCGACTGGCAGGATAAGGTAAAGCAGGCACAGGCTGAGGGTGATAAAAAGCTCAACGATTACAAGTTTGAGCAGGCGGTTGAATCTGCAATCAACAACGCAGGTGCGGCTGACCTCGTGTCGGTCAAGGCTAACATTGATATGTCAAAGGTATCTCAGACTGAGGACGGCAGTATCACGGGACTTGACGAACAGCTTGCAGAGCTGAAACAGTCAAAACCTTTCCTCTTTAAGTCAGAGGAAGAACCCAAAAAGAAACTTGACCTCGGCGGACCCACAGGCGGAGCAAAAGCAAAGTCCGGTTCAAACCTCAAGTCTGCCGTTGAAGACTATTACAAGAAATAAGGAGGACACAAAATGCCTATTACATTAGCAGAAGCAAGTGTCGGCAGAGCTGACAAAGTTACACAGGAGGTTATTGATACTCTCCGCCGTGGCTCACAGTTTATGGATGAGCTTACTTTTGATGATTGCGTTTCACCGGGTGTCGGTGGCTCAACCATGACATACGGTTATTTACAGTTGCAGACACCGTCAACAGCGGCAGGCAGAGCAATTAACAGCGAGTACACAGCGAATGAAGCCAAGAGAATCAAAAAGAGCGTTGACCTTAAAATCTTCGGCGGAGCAAGCGAAGTTGACCGTGTTGTGCAGGAGGCAACCACAAACGAGATTGCGTTCCAGCTTGAACAGATGACAATTGCCACGAAGAACCATTTTCAGAACTGCTGTATCAACGGTTCAAAAACTGACAAGGCGGTTGATTTTGACGGTCTTACAACTCTCCTCAAGGGCACAGGCACTGAGTACAATGCAGGATCTGATAAGACGGTAGTTGACCTTTCGACAACTGCAAATCTTACAAGCAATTATCAGACAATGATTGACATGCTTAATGAGTTTATCGGCGGCATTGACGGCAAGCCTACATTTCTTCTCGGCAACAGCAAGCTGATTGCCAAACTCAAGAGCGTAGCTCAGCGTGCAGGCTATCTCACAAGAGCCGAGGATGCTTTCGGTAAAACTGCTCAGGGTTATGACAATATTATTTTTTACGATATGGGCAACTACTTTGACGGATCTAAAACAGCACCTTGTGTGCCGATTTACGAAACAGGTGCATCAAGCTCAAAGGTGACAGGTCTTACCGACCTTTATGCCGTACAACTTGGTCTTGACGCTTTTCACGGTGTTTCCCTCAGCGGTTCGTCAATCATCAAAACATATATGCCTGACCTTACTGCCCCCGGTGCGGTTAAAAAGGCTGAGGTTGAAATGATTGCCGCTGTTGCTCTCAAAAACACAACAAAGTGCGGTGTTTTCCGTAACATTAAGGTATCTTAAAAATGTATGCGGATTATGCTTATTACAAGGATTCTTTCGGCGGTGCTTTAACCGCCGAAGAATTTAACCGCTATGCACGCAAGGCGGAACGCTTTCTTAATTATGTCGTTATGGGAAAAATTTCCGAAGTGACCGAGCCTGTGAAAAACGCTGTTTGTGCCGCCGCTGAGGCGGTTGCCGAAATCCGTGAAGGTGTGGCAAATATCCCTCAAGGCATTAAGTCTGAATCAACGGACGGTTACAGCATTACATACAGAGATTATAGTGCCAATGAGCTTGCAGAGCGTGAAAAAAGGGCAATGTACAAGGCTATTAAGCAGGAGTTAAGCGGTACAGGTCTTTTATATCAGGGGGTGAGATAATGCTCACAAACAACACACGCATTACTGTGTTCACATCAAAAAAGCAAGGTCGTGAAACCTTTTGGTTTGCGACTGTTTTGGACGGAGTTAATTACCACGGCAGGGATCAGATTATTGTTGCTGACAAAAATGTGTCTGCATCTGATGAGTATGTAATCCGTATCCCTGACAGCGTTTTGCAGACTACTCACTATGTTGACCCGTCAACATACAAGTCCTTACCGCTTGGCGAGAGTGACAATTGCTACACCCTCAAAAAGGGAGATTATGTTGTTAAAGGCTTGGTTGACCTTGATGTAATCACCGTTAAGGACATCCTTGATGCAGGCGGTCAGCAGATTACGCAGGTTACTGATAATCTGTCGGCAAGTGCCTTTTCAAAGCATATTAAATTGGTGGTTAAATGATTATTAAACTGCTTTTTAATACTACTGATACTATGCTTAAAGACCGTGGTCTTGAGCCGAGTGGCAAGGTTCAAAAAATTGTGGACAGCGAAGTCCTTCGCCGTTCTACTCCATATGTACCTTTTAAAACCGGCAATCTTATCAAGAGCGGTATCCGTGGCACAAAGATAGGTAGTGGTGAGGTAATGTACGATATTGTATATGCACATACCAATTACTACCTAAATGCAGGCAAAGGCAAACAAGGTACTGCAAGCGGTGGTCTAAGGGGCAAGTTTTGGTTTGAGCGAATGAAAGCAGATCACCTTGACGATATTATAAAAACCGCCAAAGAAAAAAGCGGAGGAAAATAGAAAATAATGGAAACATCAATCATTAAATCATTGTTTAGGTGGTTTGCCGATTGCGATGTATTAGAGGTTGATAATGACCTTAATGTTGACTATCTCGGCGAAGACCCCGAACAGTACAGCATTGAGGTTGTGCCGTGCAAAACTGTACTAAAGCAGTACATTGACGGCTCTGCTAAATGCCAGTACCTCTTTATCTTTGCAAGCCGTGAAAATTACAGTCCGGACGAATCAATCAATATGGCAAATCTTGAATTTTATGAAAGATTACAAGAGTGGATTGCCGAACAGGACTTAAACGGCAGACTGCCAAAACTGCCCGAAGGTTTAACCCCTTTATCCGTTAAGGTGCTGTCATCGGGGTATGCAATCGACAATGACACAAAAACAGCACGATATCAAATACAGTGCCAACTTAAATATACTAAAATTGGAGGTAAAAAATAATGAGTGAAGTAATCAGACAGAGGCGTATGCAGGCGAATTATCTTGACTGCGGCGGCACAAACAAGTCGCCGAATTTTTCGCTCCTCGGTGTAGGTGCAAAAACTCTTGATGAGTCACCTGCGGCTCAGACTAAGAGCCGTAAGTATGTCTGCGACAAATCTGCAACAAAATCAATCAGTGGCTATGATTGGACAACAGCGTTTGAGGTTGACCAGATCAGAGAGCAGGACGCTATCAATTACATCATCAATATCGGTGAGAAACAGCTTGTGGGAGCTGATGCCGAAACAGATTATGCTATCGTTGACCTTGACCAGCCTGTTGAAGGCGGCAGTAACAAGACCACATATCATGCACGCAAAATCCGTGTTGCAGTCGAGGTGGCAAGTTTTACAAATGATGACGGCGAAATGGGCTGCAGTGGCAATTTCCTTGCAAAAGGAGATCCTGTCGAGGGTACTTTTGACACAGCCACAAAGACATTTACAGCAAAAACTTCGGAGGTATAAAATATGGTTATTAACGGTGTAAATTTACCTGACATTGATGTTGCCGATGCACTCGTTATGGAGCGTTACGAACACGCTCACGATAATGTGGCGAAGGCAATGAATGATTTACAGCCCGAGGGCAAACGCCAGTCAGAGCTTATCCGTGCTCAGTGTACGGCTGTTTTTAACTTTTTTGATGAGGTTTTTGGTGACGGTACAGCTAAAAAGGTTTTCGGCGAAACCGTAAACCTTACAACCTGTATCAATGCCTACGAGGATGTCATCAAGGCTGTTAATGCTTTCGGCTCAAAGCTCGGTAGTATGTATAAAAGCAGAGCAATTGCAATGAACAACAACCACAGGGGCAAAAGGCATAAGCAGTACAATCATTACAAAAAGACACTTAAACCGGCGACAAAGTAATGAATCTGCTTTGTGACAAAACACCCGATACAATAACCGTGTCGGGTGTAGATTATAAAATCAACACCGACTTTAGAGTGTGGATTAAATTCGAGCTTATACTTACTAATCAAATTGATGATACACTATCGGCTGAAATACTCGCAGAAATTCAGAAGCTTGTATTCAGAACACCTTGCCCGATGAACGAAGAAACAGTCGAGGCTATTTTAAACTTTTATCGCTGTGGAAAACCACCCGAAAAGCATTCAGGCGGTGGCAATGATAAAGCTGTATTTGATTACGATTTTGATGACGGCTATATCTATGCGGCATTTTTAGAGCAGTACGGCATTGACCTCAACGATGCAAATTTGCATTGGTGGAAGTTCAGAGCATTGTTTATGTCATTGCGTGCCGATTGTATGTTTACAAAAATTTTAGGTTATCGCAGTATGCCGATTACCCCTAAAATGTCAACAGCAGACCGCAATTTTTATCAGAGAATGAAAAAGCTCTATGCCCTGCCTCTGCCACAGTCGGTGCAGGAAAAATACAATGCTATCGAAGATGCTTTGTTATCAGGAAAATCAGTTGACGAACTTATATAGATTTTGTATAATGTGTATATAAAATTTATTGAGGTGGTACAACTGTGAAAAAGATTTTATCCTTTATAACTATTGCATTGTTAGCATTGACTTGCACAGCCTGTGGAAGTGACCCGTCAGGCATAAGCAAGGCTGAGTTTGACGAAATTCATACAGGACAAACCTATTCCGATGTTGTTGACATTGTCGGAGGCGAAGGCACAAAGGTGGCAGAAACAGAAGAAGAATTTGATGATTATATTGAATTTACACATACATACAAATTTAATGGTGAAAATGGCGGATATGCAGAATTTGTTTTCACCAAAAAATCCTATAAAGATGTTTTGAAGATGAATTTTGACGATGCTGAATTAACAAGTAAAAATCAATATGATTTATCGTAGGTGATAAATTGAAAAACAAACAAAAAATTAAATGCCCTTTTTGCGGTTACGAAATGCCCATATACTTTGACAAATCGTCAAGGTGTAGGGGCATTTTTATATTTTGCAAAGGGCGAAATTGTAAAAAGAAATTTGAAATCGTTTTAAGCGATAAAAAATAATCAGGTCAAGTAGAGCCATTGGATGCCGATGACCTCACAGTAAAGGATGTGGGATATTGGCGTATGACGGTTCAATTAAAATTGACACCAAAATTGATACCGGTGGTTTTAAAACGGGCATTGATAAATTAAAAGGACTTGCCAAAACAGGTGTGTCTGCAATAACAACAACTCTTGCCGGCATTGCTACAACCCTCGGAGCAGGAGCAACAGCAGCGGCAACAGTCGGCTCGTCTTTTGAGGCGGCAATGTCTAAGGTTTCGGCTATCAGCGGTGCAAGCGGTAAAGACTTGCAGAGCCTTACTGATAAGGCTAAAGAGATGGGTGCTAAGACAAAGTTCTCAGCCTCCGAATCTGCTGAGGCTTTACAATATATGGCTATGGCAGGCTGGAACACAACATCAATGCTCAATGGTATTGACGGTATTATGTCACTTGCCGCCGCAGACGGTCTTGATCTTGCGACAACATCAGATATTGTTACCGATGCAATTACTGCATTTGGCTTAAAGGCATCTGACAGCACCCATTTTGCCGATGTGCTTGCTAAAGCATCAAGTTCTGCAAATACTAATGTGTCAATGCTCGGTGAGAGTTTTAAATATGTAGCACCTCTTGCAGGTGCTATGAATTATAGTGTTGAAGATGTATCTGTTGCTCTCGGTCTTATGGCTAATGCCAGTGTTAAAGGCAGCATGGCAGGCACGAGCCTTAAAACTGCATTATCCAACCTCGCTTCCCCAACGAAGGAAATGAAAGAGGTCATGGATAAATACAAAATCAGCATGACCGATGCCAACGGCAAAGCATTACCGCTCATTGATGTTATCAAAGAGTTAAGGACAAAGTTCAGCGGTTTGTCCGAAACAGAGCAGACAGCCGCCGCAAGTACGCTCTTTGGTAAAGAGGCTATGTCGGGTATGCTTGCCATTGTTAATGCAAGTGATAAGGATTTTAATACTCTTGTAAAAAACATTGATAATGCAGACGGCTCGGCTCAAAAAATGGCTGACACAATGCAAAATAATCTGCAGGGACAGATTACGATACTAAAATCAGGGCTTGAGGGATTAGGCATCGAAATCTACGAGAGTATGTCCGAACCTCTGACCGATGCCGCAAAGGAAGCTCAGAACTATGTCAATAGGTTAACCACGGCATTTACCGAAGGTGGCTTGTCGGGAATGATTGAAGAAGCTGGCTCTATTTTTGGCGAACTTGCAACAAAAGCAGTTGAAGCCGCTCCGAAGATGATTGATGCCGCAATGTCTTTTTTGCAGGCATTTGTTAACGGGATCGCAAACAACTCCAACAAACTCGTTAAAGCGGCTATAAACATCGTAAAAACATTGGTTAAAGGCATAAGTGACCGTGCTCCCGATCTACTGTCTGCGGCAAAAAGTATCGTTGATGCTTTAACTAAAAACTTAGTTAAGTTACTGCCAAAAGAACTGCAAGCCCCCGTTAAAGAGGCAATTAACACTATCAAAAAATCCTTTGAAAATGGCGGTCTTAAAAAAGCTATCAATACAGTTAAAACCATATTGATTAACCTCGGCAAAACTATGACTAACATTGCAAAGGTTGTTATACCACCGCTTGCAAAAGCTATTGATATTGTCGCTGACAACCTTAATATACTTTTGCCAATTGTGACAACTGCTGTCACAGCGTGGAAGGCTTGGCAAATCATATCAGCAATTACTGCTCTTGTGAAAGAGCATGCCGCATCAGTTACCGCCGAAAGTCTTGCTGAGGCGGCATCACTCGGCACTATAACGCTTAAACAAATCGCAATCGGTGCATTAACAGGTGAGATTACACTTGCCACAGCCGCTCAGTATGCTTGGAACTTGGCAATGTCACTCAATCCGGCTGTGCTTATCTTGACGGGAATAACAGCACTGACAGCCGGTATTGTTGCATTTTCTGCCGCCAACGGTGATGCAACGCAAAGCACAAATGACCTTGTAACTGCTGAAGAATCGCTAAAAACCGCAAATGACAATCTCTCGGAAACATATGAGGGTATCGGTGATAAGATTAGTGAGTTTATGGACGGAGTCAACAGTTCAAGCGGTGTGCTTGATGGGTTTAACGATTCGATTATCTTGTCAAAGGATAAACAGCAAGAGCTTGCTGATAAAATGGACAGCGTGCAGACAGAAATTACGGAAATCGCACGAACTGCCAAAGAAAAGCGTACAGAACTTACCGATGAAGAAATTCAAAGACTTGACGATCTTTTTGCTAAGCAAAAAGAATTAGCGGATCAACAATTAGAAGTTCAACAGCAGTATCAAAATGTAACCAAAGATATGGCAAAGGATTTAGTTGCTGACCACGATATGAGCCTTGAAGAGTATGAACAATATTCGCAAGAGTATTCTGCTACGGCTCAACAAACAAGGGATAATACAATAAAAGCTGCCGAAGAACAAAGGACAAATTGGCTTGCCGAGAAACGAGCACTTATCGGCACTGATAAACAATATACCGAAGAGTGGTACAACAAGCAAAGAGAACAAGCCAACAAGGATTACAAAGCCGCTGTCGATGAAGCTAATAAGGTTTGCGGTGATACCATTAGTATTCTTCAGAAGGGCTACTATAACCGAGCAAATGTATTACAGAATTCAACCAAAGATTTGAAAAAATTAAATCAAGATGAAGCTGACGAAAATACAACACATAAAAATAACCTTGAAAGTATTGATGCCAAATACAACCGGGATTTAAATGATTTTCTCGCCGAAGAAAAGGACAATAGAATTGCGGCTCAAAAATATAAAATATATCTTGATTCAAAAAACCGAGAGATAACTGATGAAAATACTCGGCACGCCAAAAAGCAAGGCGAAATAAGGAATCAACAAACCAAAATCCTGAATGATGATAATTATCAAAAGCAGCTGGCTGGATTTTTAGGACTGGAAAGTTTGTATGAAACCTATACCGGTAAAACGGGTGAACACTCCAAAGAAATTGTTGATGCTTTCTTTACACCAATGAAAAATATGCCAAAGGATACTAAGGAAAGTTATTCTCAGTCTATGGAAGGAGCAATTAAAGGACTTGATGAAAAAAAGAACAGCTTGTATCTCAAGGCGGTTGAAATCACAGGGGGATTTATAAACACCGTTCGCAGGATGTTGGACGAACACTCTCCGTCAAAAGTATTCAAAAAAATCTTTGCCTACGCCCTCGAAGGCGGCGAAAATGGACTTGATGCTGAAGCTCCGAATCTATATAAGCAGGCTGACACGGTGGCATCCACATTTACCGAGCGTATGCAGGCAGGTGTTTCAGCTGACGGTTTAGTCAGCAAGATGAGGGCGGCTGTGTCTGCAGGACAGTCAATGCTTAGATCCAAATTTACCGCTGATGTCAACCACAATGTCGAGCTGATGAGCGAGGATAACGAGCGTAAGTACAGCCTTAAAGGCGATATTCACACCTCAATTAATATTGACGGTCGAGAAACAGCTGTGGCACTCACGCCGTATGTTTCTGAAGAACTTGCATGGGAGGACAGATAAAATGCTTAACGAAATGACAATAAACGGCGTTGATATTTCTGCATACAATGCTCGCTTACAAAGTTATTCGGTTAGTGGTACAACCGTTACAAATAACCTTTCTGCCTCTCGCAGTTTTTTGACTGCACCAACCTTGTTTTCGGCTGTCCCCGGCACAAGGACTTTGTCTTTGACCTTGACTTTTTACCCTCACTATTTTGGTGACAATGCAAAAGGCTTGACGGTATCAGACCGCCTTGCAATAGCAACCGAAAATATAACCGCATTTGAGGGCTTGCTTGTTGGCAAAGTAGTTGAAATTTCTCTCCCTGACGGATTTATTTATACGGCAATTGTCAACAGCATTGCCGCCGCAACTTTTGATAGCAGTGGTGAGCATGATGTTACATATACATTTAATGCTGTTCGTCACGCAAAGCCTATCAGTGAGATTATAAAAGCAAACAGCTATATGATTTGCAAGTCAAACACGGCTACACTACCCATAATTACAGCTGTGTATGCTAATACAAAATCTGAGGTAATTTTGCAGGGTGTTACTATCAAAAATATAACAGTCGGCACAAAAATTGTTATTGACAGCGTGTCAGGATTAATTACTGCAGACGGCAAAAATAAGTTTGGCGACAGTGATTTGATTGATTTCCCTGTTCTGCAACCGGGCAAAAATCAGATAACATCGTCTGCATCTGATGTCAGCATAACGGTGTCTTACACGCCAATTTACATTTAGTTTAGGAGGTGTTTAAGATGTTTTTAAAGGTATTTTACGGTGATGATATTAAGGTGTATCGTGACATTGATAATACCTTTTTTCGTACTCGTTCAGAGGACGGTTTGATGACTTTGCAGTTTGATATCTCACCTGACCACGAATTATATAGGTATTTTGTTTTGTATGGTACGGTCGAATATGACGGACAGCGTTATCTTATCAACGGCATTAACGAGCGTAAAACAGTAAGCACGATAACCTGTGAGCTTGACCTCACGGGACTTAATTATAATGTTTACCCTACTTACAACAAAAGCACCGTTAGCTTTGCAAGCGTATGTTCGGAGATTTTAAAAGGCACAGGCTGGACTATAGTTGATGCCGACCTTGTGTCAGCTCGCCGAACGCTTGAGCTGACTGATGTTACAACGCTTGATATCCTTGACTACTGCCAAAACTCAACGGCATACAATACTCGCTATCGTTTTGACACAATTAACAAGGTTATTTACTGCATCAAGCCGTACAACAACACCGAGCCGACAGGCACTTACTTTACCGATGAGCTTAATTTGAGCGATATGACTTACAAAGGCAGTACCACAAGTTTGGTTACAAGACTTTATCCATACGGTAAAGATAATTTAAGTATAGCCAGCCTAAACAATGGCAAAAATTACATTGAAAATCATAGCTATACCGACAAGGTCATTTCAGCTATATGGCGAGACGAACGCTATACAAACAAGCAAACTTTGCTTGACGATGCAAAAGCAAAACTTGCCGTGCTTGCTGTGCCGGAGCAATCCTACACAGCTAAGGTTATTGACCTTGCAAAAACATTGCCCGACACATACGGTGATGTGCTTGCTTTTGATTTGTATGATGTGGTTACTCTGATTGACCGTAAACGCAAGACAAGGATTAACTACCGTATAGTTGAGATTAAAGAGTATCCTGCCGATGCAACGCTCAACACGGTCACCCTTTCAACCGTGCCAGCCAAAATAACAGGGAAATTGCAGACCTTGCAAAACAAGGTTACTGCTCTTGATGCACAAACTTTGCACGACCATAATAAAGTAAACGAAATTAAGCAGGATTTAGACACGACCGTTCTCCATGTATCCGATTCGTGGGCAAGTTCGCTCAATAGCTCAGTCATCACGCAAACCTCTGAGGGATTATTTTTTGAAGTTAACAAGGTTGTCGGTTCAGACCGTTGGAGCACTCTACTTCAACAGTCTGCAAGTGATGTGCGAATAGCGTGGAATAATATCTCTGAACGCATACAGTTTGAAAACGCACAACTAAATATATATAACTCTCAAAATACAAAGCTGATGAGTTTGTCATCAACAGGACATGATATTTTTGATAATAACGGCAAAAAGCTAATGTCGCTAAATTCAGCAGGTCAAGAATTTTACTACAAAGGCACTAAGGTAGGTTACATAGGTACCGGTTGTTATGCTTCTGATACTTCAAAGCGTGACCTTTCGTTTAACCTTGAAAACGGTTCGGCATTTATGGATTGGTGTTATCGTATGAAATCAACTGATTCTTCATACACTCTTATTTTTACATATGCTGCTCAAAAAATCGGTTCGCTCGAAGCCAATCAGTTACACACAGGTTGTGACCTTAACTTGCGGAATCATTATTTACACAATGCCATGCTTAGCGATTGGGGCTTTAAAGGCGGCTCTATTACAGACACTTTTTCGGGTTATTATGTAACATCATTTAACAGCAATGGTACAGCAGCAACTTGGAAAGAGTTTAAAATGACCTTCAAAAATGGCATTCTTCAATCGTTAACTGCTTAGGAGGTAATTAAAATGGATTACATAATCAATACGAAGGAAATTGCCGAAACGGATAAATCAAGACCGGCAGAACGGTCTGAAGAAATTCACTCAAAGGAGGATAAAAATGCAGACGAAACTTAGTTCACTGGCATTACAATCAGCTCGTTCGGAACTTATTGCCGCTGTTAATGCAATTGTAAGTAAATACGGCTTCCCGGCAAGCCTTATTGACGGCATAATGTCATCAGTGCTTGTGGATATTAAATCACAGGTAATCGCAGAACTCACAGGCGAAGCTACAACAACGGAAAAGGAGCACGCCGATGAATGAATATGTTGCTAAAATTACGCTTGATTTAAATTGTCAGGCTACACCTGTTGTTATATCCGCAGGACAGTTTGATATCGGCAGAAAGATACAGATTACCCTTACCGCTGACGGCGAGGCTTACGATGCAACCGGTGCAACAGCTGTATGTAAGGGAAAAAACAATAATAACTATTTTGCTGTAAATGCTACAGTAGCAAAAAATATTGTTACTGTCACCACGGATAAAGCTATGCTTTCATCTGCCGGCAGGACTATAGCTAAAATCGTGCTTACAGACGGCACTCACACCTACTCTACTCAACCGTTTGTTATCAACACTCACAGCGATTATGACGGTGACATCACTACCTCCGACTACTATCCTGAGTTGTTGGATATTCTGTCCCGTGTTCTCGCTTTGACCGAGAGCGGAGCAGTATTAACCGACACAGAGTTATCTGCGTCAAGCGTTAATCCACTCCAAAACAAGGCATTGACACCGATTATAAGCAGAATTAACAGTAGATTGCAGAGTGCAGAGCTAAACCTGCGTAACAAAGCAGATGCAACCACAACCGACAATGCTCTTGCTCAAAAAGAGGTTCTTGCAAACAAGGTAAACAGTCGTTTGGGTGTTACTAATGATACCAACAACTATCCTTCAATCAAATACCTTGAGGAGTACTATTGGGATATCTCAAATAGTTACTCATCTGATGAGGTTAATAATCTGCTTAATGCAAAAGCGGATAGTTCAAACCTTGAATATGGTACAGCTACTCTTACTCCGTACTCTACTCTGATTGATAAAATAAAATCGGCAACTTGCCTTTATGAAAAAATTGGCGATATCGTTATTGTAAATGTCACCGTCATTATGAACGAAACATCTTTAGGCGGAACATCTTCAATATCTTTGCTCAATATGCCTTTCTCAAACAAATCGGATGTGATTGCATATGATATCGGAGTAAGCAAAAACGGTGGTATGTTTAGAGCCGGTGTAACCAAATCAGCTTGGTTACAGTTTATGCCACTCAACAAGCAGTCTTATAATTTCGTTGCTGATGAGCAGGTGAACTTTTCTTTAATTTACAAGGTATAAGGAGGCAATATGAATCAGCTTTTTGAAATTGCACTTGAGAATCTCTCTCAGGACAGTGTATCTGTACTAAAAAAGCCGTATGTAGAATTTATGGGACAGCGGTTTTATGGTACAAATATTCGTAATACATACGCAAACAGTCCGTCAGGCAGAACACTCATAAAAGAGTCTTTGTCTGACGAATACTACAACGCCGTTATGGCGGTGTGGGGCGAAATCCCTACTGTAGATGATCCGATGATAGAAGAAAGCGAGGAAACATAATGAAGAAAATCAACTGGAAGCAGAAACTTACAAGCAGGAAATTTTGGGCAGCGGTAATCGGTTTTGTTACAGCACTCCTTATGGGATTTGGAGTAACAGAAACCGAAACTGCACAGGTTACATCAATTATAATGTCCGCAGGTACGATGATAGCGTATATCATCGGCGAAGGCATGGTTGATGCCAATCGTAATGATTGTTAAGTGCCTATGATATGGATTATATGTATAGGTATTTTTCTTTCAGGTGTTATATTATTGACAACAGGAGGATAAAATGAGTAAAACAACAGTAGATAAAATTCTTAAAATTGCCCGTGCCGAAGTTGGCACAAAGGCAACAAATGTAAAACGCTGTAAATATAATACAGCGTTTTACGGAGCGGAAGTATCGGGCAGTTGCTATGACTGGTGTGCTGCCTTTATTTGGTGGTTGTTTAAGCAGGCAAATGCAGATGATATGCTCGGCGTTAAAACTGCCGGTTGTGGTGTTCTTGCACAGACTTTTTATAACAAAGGTAAAATCGTACGGAGCGGCTATAAAGCTGGCGATATTGTTCTTTTTCACTGGAGCAATGAGGCAAGCACAATTGTCCCCGGTGCGTATGCCGTTGACCATGTAGGCATTATTGAGAGTGTTAATTCGGATGGCTCTTACACAACTATTGAAGGTAACACAGGCGGTGGCAACGGTGCTGTGCTCCGTCAAAAAAGATGGTCAAGCTGTATCAGCTATGTATGCAGACCGGATTATGTTTCTGCAAATAACTCAAATCAGGGGGAAGAAGAAATGATTAAAATGGGATCAAAAAATCTTGCAACGCTTGCTTTTAAAAAGCAGCTGATTACATTATACAACATGAAAATTATCAAGACTAAAGTTGACAATTCGGCTGGTTTTGGCAATGGCACGCTTAAAGCCGTCAAAGAAGCACAGAAAGCAGCTAAAATTACAGTTGACGGCATTGTCGGAGAAAAGACAATCAATGCAATTTATCATCTCATAAATGATTGCAATTGGTCTAAAGACAAAAAAATTGCAAATGCAAAGAAAGCGTTAGGTTAATCTTACATATCCATAATAACGCCCCTAAAAAGTTATTATGGAGGTAAAAATGCGTAGCTTTATCGGCTGGATTGGTGGCAAAAGCCACCTTAAAAATCAGATTATTTCACTTATTCCCGGTGATTGCGAGCGATACATAGAGGTGTGTGGCGGTGCAGGCTGGGTCTTATTCGGTAAGGATAAAATCAAAGGTCAAATGGAGGTATTAAATGATATTGACGGCGACCTGATTAACCTTTATAAGCAAATAAAATACAACTGTTCAGCACTTCAAAAAGAGGTTGACTGGTTACAATCTCGTGAGTTGTTTTCGCAATATCGCTATGAGATTGAGAATCAGGTTGAGCTTACTGACCTGCAAAGAGCGGCGAGGTATCTTTATTTAATCAAATGCAGTTTCGGCAGTAATCGCTATTCGTTTGCAACTGCTCCTAAAACGATTGATAACATTGTTTCTGAACTTCCAAAATACAAGGAACGATTAAAAAGTGTAATCATCGAAAACAGGGACTTTGAAGACCTTATAAAAACATACGACCGAGAATCTGCCTTATTCTACATTGACCCGCCGTATGTAGCCTCTGAACGCTATTATAACCGCAATTACAGTAAGTTTAATAAGGACGACCACATCCGTTTAAATGCCGTTTTAAAGGGAATTAAAGGGCGTTTTATCCTATCCTATAACGATTGCGATTTCATTCGTGACTTGTATAAAGGTTACAATATAAAGTGCGTAAGTAGGCAAAATCTACTCCCTGCAACCCCCGATAATTGTGTGGAGTTCAAAGAAGTTATCATAACGAACTTTGTTATGAATTAACAAGTATGAGCAATAATTAACGCTTACTGATATAATAATCATCGGGGCGTTATTATGGTAAAGATCAATTTGTCCACAATATTAGGTAAGTATCGTATGTCGCAAGCGGAACTTGCAAGAAAAACTGGTATTCGTCCTTCTACCATTTGTGATATCTACAATGAAATGTGTGACAGGATAAATTTAGAACACCTTGATAGAATTTGTGAAGTTCTTGAATGTGATATCTCCGATATTCTTGAATATCAACCAAATAAAATCAAGAAAACCGGTAAATACCTTATCGTGGACAGAAAAAAGCATAATAAAAACACAAAACACCTTGCAGATGAGTGAAATCTCTGCAAGGTGTTTTTTATTTGTAGGAAACATTTCTGCAACAATATGCAAAAATCTGATTTTTAAAATTTTTTATTTAGTGCGAAAAGTTTTTTTAATTTGTGCGAAAAGCGACAATAGGCGTTCCGCCGGCTGTTGAATATCAGAAATCGTATTTTGACGGAACAGGTTTTCAACTTATGGGCTGGAACATACTTTGTTCAATTATTATTTTTATAACATTCGGTTTTGGTGCGGCATGGGCGTCCTGTCTTAAACTGAGGTGGGAAACAAGTCACACGGTTGTGAACGGAAAAAGACTTTATTTTAACGGTACAGCCGCTCAGCTTTTCGGAAAAATGATTGCGTGGGAGATTATTGTCGGTCTGATTCTTAGTATTCTTCCTATTATGGCAATTACGACCACAAAATATTCATATAATATTTTGCCGAATTTGATAGTCGCAATTATTGTTGATGCTATAATTTCGATGTTTATTGTTCCGTTTTATTCTGTTTACATTAAAAAATGGGTAATAAAACATACGACATTCGTTGATGACAGAGGTTCGGCAATGCCTACTGCACCGTATTATCAGAATCAGGTGCAATATCGAAATCAATCGCAGTATCAAAATCCGCAGACATACAACGGTGCGGCTAATGACAATGTTGCAACGGTAAATTTAAAACGCTGTCCGTTTTGTTACACGGATAATTCTGAGGACAGCGAATTTTGCCAGAATTGCGGAAGAAAGCTTGACTGACAATTATATTAATCGGTTTTACCTCACAAAAGTGGTAAATAATATTAAGCAAAGGGTTTGCATATACAGCTTTTCTGTATGTGCAAATCCTTTTTTATTATCTGATTTGGAAAAGACGGCTTTTTTGAGGGGGGCAGGCGGATATCTTTGACTATTGATTTTTGGTTGTAAATAATTATTTTTAAAAATATTTTTGAAAATTGCATTAAAGTATGCAATTTTTTTGAATTTTGCAGGTATAAGTGAGGGGCGTTGATAAAGCCTCTCGAAAAACGGAGGTGACGAGATATCAGAAAATTGACAGGTAGGGAAAAGAAGTTTTGCAGTTTATTTCTCGGGTCGGGAAATTCCGAGCTTGCCGCAGAAAAGGCAGGCTACACGGGGGATTGTGAGCAGAAGGGGGAAGAGCTTATCTGCCGTCCCGAAATTTCAGCCGAGCTTGAACGGCTGTCACGGCTAAGAGAAAAATCCCTTGCCAACATGGCGGCTGCAGGGTATCAGCGGTTGGCTTTCGGGAGCATTTGCGATGCAATTTCTTTGCTTTACAAAAGTGATCCGAGCAAGGAGGATCTTGAGGGAATGGACCTGTTCCTTGTGTCGGAGATTAAAAGACCGAAGGACGGTTCAATGGAAATCAAGTTTTTTGACAGGCTAAAGGCACTTGAAAAACTCGGTGCAGGCGGTGAGCATGAAACAGGCGCAAAACAGCTTTTTGACGCCATTTCAAACAGCGCAAGGGCGGTGAATGACAAGGAAAATGGAAATTAAAACTTTTTCTAAAAAACAGCTTACCGTGCTTTCGTGGTGGAACAGGGAGTCGGTTTTTCGTGACAGGGACGCAATCATCTGTGACGGTGCTGTGCGCAGCGGAAAGACATTTTGTATGTCGCTGTCGTTCATTTTGTGGAGTTTTTACGATTTTGCAAATTCGGATTTTGCACTTTGCGGAAAGACAATCCGTTCTTTAAGGCGAAATATGATTACGCCCGTGATTCCGATTTTGAAATCACTCGGTTTTAAGTGTGAAGAAAAGCTGTCGCAGAATATTTTGACCGTGAGCGTTAACGGAGTGATGAACAGGTTTTATCTTTTCGGAGGCAAGGACGAGTCATCCGCATCACTCATTCAGGGCATGACGCTTTCGGGTGTGCTTTTTGACGAGGTTGCGTTGATGCCGAGGTCGTTCGTTGAACAGGCATTGGCAAGATGTTCCGTGTCGGGTTCAAAATTTTGGTTTAATTGCAATCCCGAATTTCCTGAGCATTGGTTCTACCGTGAGTGGATTAAAAAGTGCGGTGACAAAAATGCGTTATATCTGCACTTTACAATGCAGGACAACCCGTCTTTGAAGCCCGAAGTTATCAAGCGGTATGAAAGTCTGTATTCGGGTGTGTTTTACGAGAGGTTCGTAAAAGGCAGATGGGTAGCCGTTTTCGGTGCGGTTTATCCGTTTATGGACAATGAAAGGATGTACTGCGATATTCCGTCAGACATTGAAAGCTGGGCGGTATCGTGCGATTACGGTACTGTAAATCCCGCATCATTCGGTTTGTGGGGCAGAAAAAACGGTGTGTGGTACAGGGTTGACGAATACTACTTCAACTCACGCACTCAGGGCTTTCAAAAGACCGACGAGGAGCATTATGACGGACTTGAAAAGCTGATTGACGGGCGGAAAATCGAATGTGTGATTGTCGATCCGTCTGCCGCAAGCTTTATTGAGGTTATAAGGAGACACGGAAAATATACGGTTGTGTCGGCTGAAAACAATGTTATCAACGGCATAAGACAGACTTCGCAGGCTTTGAAGGACAGAAAAATCAGAATCTGCAAAAATTGCAGAGCCGCAAGAAGGGAGTTTTCGCTTTACCGTTGGGACGGTTCGGGGCGCAGTGACGCACCTGTTAAGGAAAACGATCATGCAATGGACGACATAAGATATTTTGTCGCTACGAAAATTTACGGTTGTGACGGATTCTTTGCCGTTGCAACCAAAAGACAGGAGGAAACAGCTTGAGGCTTGGCAGAAAAAATAAAAAGACCGAGAGCATAAAGACGGTGCAGACCGTTTTGAGAGAAACGAGAAATAATTCGCCGATTTTCTCACGATTTGCCGTTCAGACGAGAACGGAAAGGCAGTTGTACACAACTTTGCGTGAGTCTGTGCCGATTATTGATGCGGCACTCTGCAAAATTATCAGACTTATCGGCGGATTCAAAATTGTGACTTCATCGGCTGAAAGTCAGAAGATTGCCGACAGCTTTGTTAAAAATGTCCGCACAAACGGTGAAATGACGGGGCTTGAAAGTTTTGTGCTTTGCTATCTTGATTCGCTTCTCACCTACGGACAGGCAGTCGGCGAGATTGTTCCCGATAGTGACGGTGAAGGGATTTGCGCATTGTACAATGCAAGCCTTGACGATGTTGAAATCAGAGCGGATTCTTCTCCGCTGAAGCTTGCGGTTTACACACTCGGCAACGGTACAGCCGAAGAACCTAAGCATCCGGAAAGAATTTTTGCAACACTGCTTAATCCAAAGCCGGGTACTGTGTGCGGTACTTCCATACTCAGCGGTCTGCCGTTTGTCAGCTCAATACTTTTGAGGATTTTTGAGTCGGTAAAAACAAACTGGGAGAGGGTTGGCGATATCCGTTTTGCGGTTACTCTCAATCCCGATTCAAACGGTTCGGCTGTGAGCAGAGAAAATGCACAGGCGGTTGCCGATGAGTGGAAAAAGGCGATGAGAAGCGACAGCGTGTGTGATTTTGTGTCGGTCGGCGATATCAGCATTAAGGTTATCGGCGCTGAAAGCGATATGCCCGACTGCGACATTCCCGTAAGGCATATTCTTGAGCAGATTATTGCAAAGCTTGGTATTCCGCCGTTTTTGCTCGGCATTTCGTGGTCGAGTACGGAGAGAATGAGCGAACAGCAGGCGGATATTCTCACAAGCGAGCTTGCTTACTACCGCACCGTGCTTGAACCCGTGATTACAAAAATTGTGTCGGCTCATCTTAAAATGTGCGGTTATAACGACAGCTTTAAGATTGAGTGGGACAAGATTAATCTTCAGGATGCGGTTGAGCTTTCTCAGGCAAGACTTAACAATGCAAATGCGATGAACATTGAAAGACAGATTGGAGCGGAGGTGCAGAATGAAGGATAACAAACTTATTAAAAGCGGTGTTTCGGGCGTTGTTGACGGTGAAAATCAGACTGTCGGCGATGATGAACTCGAACTGATTAACCGCTTTACAAGGCGAAATCTTGCAAAAAATGAGGTGTATGCGTTTTCGGTTGTGCTGTGTGACAACGATGTTGACCGTGACGGCGAACGCTTTACAACAGATTCGCTTTATGAGCTTGAAAAGCTTTTTGTCGGCAAGACGGGAATTATTGACCACAATCCGAGTGCCAAAAATCAGACGGCAAGAATTTTCAGCTGTAAGGTTGAGAAAATTGACGGTCAGAAAACGGCTTTGGGTGACGATTACTACAGGCTCAAGGCAAGGGCATATCTTCCCGTTTGTGAGAGCAACAGGGATATTATTCTTGCGATTGACAGCGGAATTATCAAGGAAGTAAGCGTTGGCTGTGCCGTTGACAGGGTTGTGTGCAATGTGTGCGGTGAGGACACCTCAATGTGTACTCACAAAAAGGGCGAGGTTTACGGCTCAAAGCTTTGTTGCGGTGAACTTGTGAACCCGTATGACGCATACGAATGGAGCTTTGTTGCCGTGCCGTCACAAAAGAGGGCAGGCATTACGAAAAGTCACAAAATTTTTGGAAAGGAAAATGATATGGAGAAAATTCTTAAAGCCATTGAAAACAAAAAGGCTTTTGCACTTGATGAGAGCGACAGCAGAAAGCTGTGCGAATATATTGACGGGCTTAAAAAGTCGGCTAAGGACGGTGTGCTGTACCGTGAAAGCCTTACCCGTGATGTTGTGGGACTTGCCGCTTTTGTTCAGCCTGACATTTCGGGCGAAACAATGGAGAGCGTTGCAAAGAGCATGACAATTGAACAGCTCAGAGAATTTAAGTCAGCATTTGAAAAGAAAAAGAAAGCAGCTTTTGAGCCTGTTCCGCAGCTTTACTGCAAGCAGGACAAGAGAAATAACACCGTGGAAAACGGTCAGTTCAGTATTTAACGGAGGTATGATTATGAATGTAAATTTTAACGGATTCGGCGAAAATGCCGCAACATTTATTGCAGACAAAACACTTACAGAGGCAGGCGTGCCTGTTAAGATGAAGGACAACGGCACTGTTGCAAAATGTGGCGCAAGCGAGAACTTTTGCGGTGTGTGCGTAAGCGTGAGAGGCGGTTATGCGGTTGTTCAGCTTTCGGGCTATGTAAAGGTTAAGAGCGACAAGAAAATCGCCGTCGGCTACAAAAAGCTTTCTGCAACGGCAGACGGCGTGTCGGTTACAACAACCGGCAGAGAGTACCTTGTGCTTGACTCAACAGACACATCAGTCGGATTTATTCTTTGATAATGGGAGGAAGATATTATGGCAAATTTTGAAAATATTACAATTGAAAAGGGTATGTATCAGACAAAGGGCGGAATTTCGGGCGCACTTGAAAAGCTTGATCCGTCAGAAAATTACAGAGGTACTGCACTTGAGGGACTTGACGCATTTTCCCGTCAGCTCAAACGCTTTGACATTAAGGTTAAGGGCAGAAACAGCGACTGTGTTGAAAAGTTTTTTCAGAGTTCAAACTCTGCGGCACTTTTCCCCGAATATGTGAGCAGAGCCGTTATGCAGGGCATGGAGAGAGCGGATATTCTCCCAAATCTTGTGGCAACCGTGACAGACATTGAGGGTATGGATTACCGCAGTATTGCATCTGTTCCGAGTGAGGATGACAAGAGTCTTAAACTCGTCGGCGAGGGCGCTAAGATTCCGCAGACTGAGGTTAAGACAAGAGAAAACCTTGTTAAGCTTCACAAGCGTGGCAGAATGCTTGTTGCATCATATGAGGCACTTCGCTTTCAGCGTCTTGACCTCTTTACCGTAACACTCAATCAGATTGGCGCATATATTGCAAGAGCACAGCTTAAAGATGCGATTGATGTGCTTGTGAACGGTGACGGCAATGAAAATCCTGCCGGCACACTTAATGTTGCAACAGGCGGCAAGGTTACATATGAGGACCTTTTAAAGCTTTGGACAGAGCTTGCTCCGTATGAACTCAACACAATTCTTGCGTCAACTCCCGAAATGCAGAAGATTCTTTCGCTTTCTCAGCTTCAGGATTCAAACGCGGGTCTTGATTTTCAGGCTACGGGCAGAATGATTACACCTCTCGGTGCAAGCCTTCTTCACACTCCTGAGCTTGAGGGCGGTAAGATTATAGGTCTTGACAAAAACTGTGCGCTTGAAATGGTTCAGGCAGGCGGTGTTGTTACAGATTACGATAAGCTTATTGACCGTCAGCTTGAAAGAGCCGCAGTTACCTGTACCGCCGGTTTTTCAAAAATCTTTACAGAGGCGTCAAAGGTGATGAGCTGTTAAGGAGGGATTGCCTTGAACATTGCAAACATTACAAAGCGTTTTGCCTTATACAGCGGTATTTACGGTGCTGAAGCATACAAATGGAAGAGCATTATTGACGATGCCGTGGTGTATGTTAATTCGATTGTTACGAAGGAAAATCTTTCGGAAGATGACGAATTAAGACTTGAAAACCTGTGTGCCGTTTACGCTTTTAAGTTGTATTCCCTTTGCAATGATGACAGCATTTCTTCTTTTTCCGCAGGTGATTTGAAAATTTCATCATCTGCGGACGGCGAAAGCCGTGCCGAAAAGCTGTGGAGGGAATATGCCGACAAGTCGCAGGATCTTATCGGCAGAGAAAAATTTTTGCTTGGGGTGATATGATGAATATTTCACCGTCTATCGGGAAAATATTAAACAGATACGGCTGTGATGTTACCGTTAAAAACGGCGGTAAATCGGTTAGGACAAAGGCCTTTATTTCACCTTTGAGATACAACAGCAATCAGAATTATGACAGTGTACGGCATAAACTGGGTATGAGAAAAACGAAGCTGTTTTTATTTATTGCACCGCCCGATGTTCTGCTTTATTCGGAAAAAAGCGTAATAGAAAGTGAAAACGGTAAATATACTGTTAAAAGGTGCGAAAAATATTATGTGAAGGACAATCCGATTTATGTAAGGGCTGTTCTGTGTGCATACAGAGAAGAAACGAGGGATGATTTTGAATCGAATTGAGAAACAGGTTGACCGTATTATTGCAGGATTAAAGGTAAATGAGGCTTTGAAAAATGTCAGATTTATAAGAGAATACGGCTCTGATGAAGCACCGTCACCCGTGAACGGAATGATTGCCGTTGTGTCGGTGAGAGATATGTCAACGGAGAAAAGCTATATCGGCGGATACCTTTCGCCGTCTATCAAGGGTGAAAGCTACAATGCAGGAGTTGAAATCAGGGTGTATGCTCCTGCAACCGAGAACGGAAGCGGTCTTTCGGAAGTGGTAAGTGAAATTCTTCTCGGACTTAAAACTGCCGATGCGGAAAAGACGATTACCCACAGCGAGGCGGCGTCAATTGAATTTGATCCCGATATGAACGCAATTTACAGAACGGTAAGTTTTAATATGGAATTCTGTCTTTGCGAGGAGGTTTAAATGGACGGCTTTGAATTTGAAAATTGCGGAAATGCCATGTTGAAATGTGAGGGGAAAATTCTCGGCGGCGTTGAAAAGGCAACCTGTACAAGAAAGAACTCCTTCACGGAAATCAAGGAATTTTTCAATGACAAGCCCGTTGAAAGGATTGTTTCAAATGAATGGGAACTTACCTTTGTGATGAAGATTACTGATGAAACTCCGTTTTTGGAGCGTGACAGCTTTAAGAGTCTTGAACTTGACCTTGCAAAGAAGAAAATCATTTACACGGATTGCAAAGTGCTTGAATTTTCAAGCGTTACTCAGGGCAGCGGAAGTATTCTTGCAACCGTGAAAATCAGTGCCGACGAGAGGAAAATTATATGAATGATAAAAATTCAGACGAACTTTACAGGCTTGCGGAGTCTGAGAACGGCGGTAAAGATACCGAAATGTTCGGCGAATTCCTTGAAAGGGAAAGCCGTCGTTACAGTCGCAGACTTGACGAAGAAGAGGAGGCGAAAAGCCTATGAAACCGGTGCCGATGAAATTCGGTGAATATGTGTGGCATCACAATCCGCAGAATATCAGCTTTGAATGTGACAGGAGCGTTGCAGAAATGAAAAGTCCGTTCGGCGAATCTTCCGTTCAGGATATGGGGCGGAAGAATATGAAAATCAGCGGTTCGGGACAGCTGTACGGCGAGGATTGTGCAGAACAGTTTGAAAGGCTGTTTGAGGTGTTCAGAAACAGCGGAAAAGAAGTGCTCTCCGTGCCAAACCTGCCGAGCATTTATGCTGTGTTTGAAAAGCTTGAAATAAAGGGCGAGCCAAAGCCGAATGTGCTTGAATACAGCTTTGTGTTCCGTGAGGTTATGGAGAAAAAGCAGAAAACGGTAATTACATATTTTGACTGTGAAAACGGACAAACCCTGTGGGATATTGCATACAAAACAGGGGTAAAAATTGACGAGCTTGTGCGACTGAATCCCGATGTTAAGTTCCCCGATGAAAACCTCGGAACAAGGAGGGTTAAGCTGTGCTGACTTACTTTTTTACTGATAAAAACGGCAAAAGGTGTGAAATTAAAAATGTTCTCACGGCAGAAATTTCGGCAGATGTCGATGTGCCTGCCGATGAGCTTGTGATGACTGTTCCGTATGACGAGAAGTTCGGAAATGCCGATATGCTTGAGGCTTATGACGGCAAGTCGCTTGTGTTTGTGGGACAGGTTGACGAGATTGTCAGCATTGTGAGAACCGACGGTGCGATTGTAAGGCTGAGTGCAAGAAGTCTTGCCGGAAGACTTCTCGACAATGAGGCAGAGCCTGTTACATATGTGAACCCGGCGGCAAAGTTCATTTTTAAAAGGCATTTAAAGCCGTTCGGAATTGTCGGATATGACGGTGACGAACATCCGTTTATGGGCACAATCAAAATTGAAAAGGGCATGACCGAGTGGCAGGTGCTTGAAAAATTCTGCAACGGCAGATACGGCAAAAGTCCGAGAATTACGGGTGCGGGATTTGCTTTGATGTGCGGAACTTACGGCGGTGCAAAGCCGATTGTGTTCGGCAGAAATGGAGTAGGCTACACATCTCTCCGTGAGTACATAAAGCCGTGCAAGGTTATTTCGCAAATCAAACTACGCACCGAGGAATACGGCGGTTACAAGAGCGTTATAAGCAACAAATGCGTTGCCGACAGGATTAAAAGGGTGAGATATGTAAACGCTTTTCTCGACAACAATGCGGTAAAAACAGCCGACAGAATGATTGAAAACGGCAACAGGCAGAGCTTTGAAGTAATGCTTGAATGTGCAGAATGTCTGTGCGGAGTTGTCGGCAGAAGGGTTGTGATTGATGACTCTCTCATCGGAAAAAGAGAGGGCTTGATTGTGAAAAGCATTAAATATTCACTTGGGAAAAACGGTGAAAGCACAACGGTTGTGCTTGGAAAGGAGAACGGCGATGTGGCTGATGAATTACATAACTAAAAATTCGATTACCGCCCCGAAAGCCGAAAAGGGCGGTGTGAAAAGTTCGGGAAACACGGTTTCGGTGGATTCCTCGGAAGAACACAGAGGGATAAAATGTTGCGTGCCGTATGGCTTTGCAAGCGTTGTTCCCGTGGGAGAGTCGGCGGTTGTTTTGCCGCTTGCTAACGGTGAAGTGAGTCTTGGCGTGCTTGCAAAAAATGTTGAACTTGATGAGGGCGAGGTTATGCTCTCGTCAAAGGGCGGAGCAAGTATTGTGCTGAAAAATGACGGCAGGGTTCTTATCAACGGTAAGGCGGTGTAGTATGAGGGATACGATGATTAAAAACGGTGATATCGTTATCGGCTCTTCGGGCAATACGGTATTGCTTGAGGGGAGTGACGCAAAATTCCAGCAGGCTGTGCTTTGCATTTCGGCAAAACTCGGCGGATTTGTCTATGACAGAAATTTAGGTTCAAAGGTGCTTTTGCAGGACAAAACACTCTCGGCAAAGCAGACTGAACTGCTTGCCAATGAATCGCTTGCAAAAATGAAAAATACCTATGCAAGCGTTAAGTCGGTTGGCAGACAGATTACGATTGACCTTACGGTTGACGATATTACAAGGAAGGTGCAGATAAATGGAAACCTATGATGAAATTTACGGCAGAATGAAGAATGCCTATGAGCATGAAACTGGTGACAGCTTTAACGAGGTGAGCGACATTGCAATCAGGCTCAAGGTGCTTGCCGGTGAGATTTTTAAGCTACAGACGAATCTTGAATGGTGGAAAAGACAGATGTTTGCAGTGAGCGCAAGCGGTGAATGCCTTGACAAACTCGCATCGCAGAGAGGTATTGAACGCAAAAAGGCAATGAAGTCAACGGGCGAAATTACATTCAATATTTCTCAGCCGTGCAGTCACGATATTATAATTCCAAAGGGGTGCGTTGTGGCTACTGCCGACCTTGTGCCGATACGATTTGTTACGACCGAGGATGAAGAAATCAGTGCCGGTAACACGCTTGTGAGTGTTTATGCCGAGGCTGAACAGGCGGGAAGTAACGGTAATATCGGGCTTGGTTGTGCGGTTGTTCCCGTGAGTGTGCCGACAGAGATTGAAACGGTTACAAACCGTGAGAAATTTACGGGCGGTTGCGATGCCGAAACGGACGATGAACTTCGCAAACGCATAAGAGATACATATATAAACACCTCCAACGGCACGAATGCGGCATATTACGAACAGCTTGCACTCACGGTTGACGGTGTTGCAAAGGCGAGTGCCATCGGCAAAGCGAGGGGCGTAGGTACGGTTAATGTCTATGTCACGGGTGCGGATGCATCATTAGGTACGAATGTTGTTGCAAAGGTTCAGTCGCTTTTGGAAAAGCAGAGAGAGCTTAATGTTGATGTTATTGTGGCGAATGCCCAGCGTACCGCCTGCAATATGAGTGTTGTTGCCTATGCGGAGGACGGATATTCTTCAGGTGAAGTCAAGGAGTTGCTCAAAAATGCCTTTGCGGAATATGTGAATTCAATCCCTATCGGCGGAACATTCAGATTGTCGGAACTCGGCGCAAGACTGATTGACACGGGTTGTATAACCAACTACAACTGGAACACGGATATGCAGGATGTGACGGTGGCAAAGTCGCAATGTTTTACTGTCGGTACAGTTACGATTGGGGTGAAGTGATGAACAGCTTTGATTCGATGAAAACCAAATTGGAATGTACGGGGCTTTACAAAGTTACGGCAAAATCAAATATTAGAGCGGAACTTTTGGCATATGCGGAGGGTTTGAACACGGAATTTGATATGCTTGAAACTATGGAACGGGAGTTGTTTATTGACACAGCGGAAAACTGTGGGATTACCGAAAGGGAAAGATTTGTCGGTAAAATCAATGCCGATTATCCGCTTGAAAAACGAAGGGAAATGCTTAAAATATCTGAGCAGAAGGTCGGCGGAAAATGCACTCCCGACGATTTCAAAAGAATTGTCAGAGGTTACGGTGTGGAAAATTTTACAATTGCTGAAGCTCCCACAAGAAACCGTGTGGACATTAAAATTTCGGATACAAAAACAGACGCAGAGAAGAAACTCATAGAAAAGCGTGTGAAAGCAGATTTTCCGTTACATCTTAATGTGATAATTTCTTATGTAAATGCATAAAATCCTGATTAAAATTTTAATCAAGCTATGTTAATAAATTTTGCAGCTTTGCAAAACCATTCAAATAATTAAATAACCATGACCAAAAATAAAAATGACAAGTTGAAAAATCTCAGCTTGTCATTTTTCTGTTTGTGTATTTTATTTTTCAGTATAAACTTTTTGTTGACTTTATTTGTGTGTGGATGTACAATGTATAACAAATGATATATAACTAATGTTATTAAACGGAGTGATAATATGCCGCCAAAGCCAAAGTTCGGCAAAGCTGAAATTATAAATGCAGGATTGACGATTGCTAAAAATGAGGGGTTGGATCAAGTGACTGCAAGGTCAATAGCCAAAACGCTCGGAAGTTCGGTTTGTCCTGTGTTTTCGTATTTTGATAATATGGAACATCTCAAAAACGAAATAGTTGTTGCCGCAAAAGCAGAATATAAAAAATATGTCAAAAAAGGTCTTTGCGAAGATGTTGCTTTTAAAGGGGTCGGCAAACAGTACATACTTTTTGCTGTGCAAGAGCCGAAACTTTTCAGACTTTTGTTTATGAGTGAAAAGGAAAGTGTTCCGAATTTGTCGAGTATTCTTCCTGAAATAGATGAAAGTTATGAGCAAATACTGAACTCAATAGTTGACGGCTACGGATTTTCAACTGAAAAAGCGGAATGGCTCTACAAACATCTGTGGATTTATACGCACGGAATTGCCACGCTTTGTGCCACTAAGATGTGTCGGTTTACAGATGATGAAATAAGCAAAATGATGACTGAGGTGTGCAAATCTCTGATTGTTACCCTTATGAGAGGTGATATCTGA